AAGCACGCAAGCCGCAACCACAGCCGCAAGAATCGCGGCGCAAGAAAAGGAAGATCAATAATGGCTTATTTGCCCTCGGTACAGTTATCAACCACATTCACTCAATACCCTGGGTACTGGCTGAAGTTCTACGTGCAAGGCACTCTAAATCCATTGTCGATGGCAACGGATGCGGCGGCCGGAACATTGCTCGCTAGGGCTGAGATTAGCTCAGGCGGATCAATTCCCATCGGATTTGTTAAAACTGCCGGTAATGCGATATTTCAACCGTACCTTAATACCGCATATGACGCATGGATTTTTCCAACGTCCGCAGAGGCAGACGCTAACGATACCTCGAACGCTATCAGGATTGCCGATAACGTAGATTTGCAGGCCGCAGAGGAAGCGTTAAGCCTAGTATTCACAAAGCAATTTGATACTGTGGCGCTCATGGTCGCGTCTACTACTCTATCAGTTGGCGAATTAGTTATAACTGCCGGGTATGCTGCTGCAAGTGACGGCGGCGGCAATAAATACGAGGTTGTTTCTGCTGGCACTGGCACGGTTGACGGCGGCAAGTTTATCAATCTAGCGACGCATCAGGCTAGTGCGATCATAGGCAATGAAACTAATGTCGTTCAGTGGGGTGCGGTCCGAGATGGTACGGATCAGACCTCTATCGTGCAGGCAGCTGCTGATTTCATGCGTGGCAATGAGGCTTTAGGCCCTGGCCCTACGTTCGGCGGCATAGCTGGTGGGTTTGTTGATGTGCCACAGGGCGTTCAGTGGACCGCTGTCGGCTTTACCTTCAGGCCTAACGTCACAATCAGGCAGGATACCGGCGAACATATCAGGATTTACTTGAACGGTGAAAACGTATCTGGCGCGGTTAATGAATGGCGTATTATTTCAGGATTCCACCCTGGCATCATTCGAGAAGTGCATACGGATTATACTATTGACACTTTGGGTGGATCTCAGATTTTAGGAAATCGAATGAGTGATATCTGGAATGTGAACGGCGCAGATGTTTGGCAGTTGGCTAACGATATTGACAACCTTAAAGACGATAACTTGACGTTATTTGCACTTAATCCATCCAAGCAAACAATGCACTGGCACCACGATGGCAGAATGCGCTATGGAAGAATGGATAATATCCAGGACTTTACAAAGCCTGTAGGAAATCACACGTTTAATAAGAAGATAACGCATCAAGAGCAAGCCGGCACTACGCTGACTCACACGATGCAGATAGTTTCATCTGGCGTCCCTGATTTGACTGATATAACTGGAGCAACCCAGGCTAACCCTTGTGTAATTACAACGCCTAACCCTCATAACATGCTTAACGGTGCCGAGATTAGAATATTTGGCGTGCTTGGTATGGTTGAGCTGAATAATATTAATTACACGATAGCGAATGTCACGGCGACCACGTTTGAATTATCTGGTATAGACTCGACTGGATTTTCTCCCTATGCGAGCGTCGGCGGAATTATCCCGCAAACAAAGCATAGCAAAATAGTTCAGATACAGAGTTTCGATGGCGAGATGACAATTTTAGACACCGCTGGCACGACTTTTATCCACCGGCTACGGGATGACGGTAGTCTGAAAGTGGCGTCAGGTATTAGCTCAGGCGACGGCGTTAGTACCACGGCATTGGCATCGATATCAAACGTGATCAATACGGCGAACAAGGACATTTTCAAGGTCATAGGCAACGTAACCACGGGCCGAATGGTTTATGCATCGGGTACGTCCGCTGCTGCTGTATGGAAATTCATGGACGGCACTACTGCCCACACACCAATTTAGGAATCAAAATGACTACTGTGAACTTAAATATTCAGTCAATCGAATTACTTGCCGCTTTGGCAAAGAAACGAAACGCCGTCGAAGAAACGGAAGCGCTAACGAATGGCAATTTAGTGACTGCATTGATTGCGGAAGCTTATCGCACTGAAGTGAACAACAACTTGAGGATAGTTTATATCTCTGATGATGAGTACGAAGCCAGCGTAAAGAAAAAGCATGATGCTGACCTAGCGACTGAACAGGCTTCTGCCCACGCTAGTAATCTCAGAAACATTGAAATTGAGCGGGAAGAATTGGCGCTTAAAGAAGACCAGAAGTCGGCTAAACACGCCGAGGACTTAAGGATGATCGAATTAAAAAGCGCCGTATCTTGATAGAGGTATTAGAGGGCTCCTAGTCCTCTATACCCACGCCCTCTGCAATAATGGTTTTCCGTCTGGAAATATCGGCTTGTAAGTCACGTCAATACCAGCATCCTTAGATTTACAGATATCACCTTTGCGAGCTTCTCATCGAGCGTTAAGTTTCTACCTCGTGCGCTTTTACTCTTCTTTCTCATACCTCGCCCCTCTCTATCTTCAGTTGCTTCTGGTATCCGGCCCATCGTGGATCTTCGTCTCGAGTGCATACCGGGAACTTTCCAGCATATCCGTTTCTGTAGAAATATAAACCGTGTATGGTTAGTTCAGCGAACGGCTTCATGCGCTTTTTCATATAAACCTGGCAAACGATTGGATTTCTAAGCATTGGATCAAGTATGAATAATTGAGCGCAGTACAGCACCTTCAGTACCATGTGATTCTCGCCCCTGCTGCGGCCTCGCATTAACCGACCGCCGACCAATGACATCGCGTAATCTGGAATTCCCTTATCTAGCAGCACCTGACGCATAGCCAAGCACTTATCCTCGCAGTCACCGCCATTATCTATAGACTGCGGATACGTCTGCCACACGTCTTTATTAGGCGCTTCGTCTTCGTGATCAATGTCACGGTTTACCATGTCTAAAGCTGAATCTAGTATGCTCATTATTTCCCCTTAATAATTGATGGTGATGTTGGCAATGTCGCCAGAGTGAATAGCCAATACTATTTTCTTGGCTGTATCCTCATCAACCAAGGTCATTAGTGATTCCTTGGCGGCTTTTCTAATTGCTCCAATGTGCTTTTTGTTGGCTTCTCGCTTAGCTTTCTCGGCTTCCTCTGCTGCCTTAACAGCATTCTGCCGGTCTAACTCGGCTTGTCGTGCGGCGTCTGCTGCGGCATCGGCATTTATCTTGGCTAGTTTCTCAGCCTTTACGCGTGCCTCCTCTGCTAATTTAGCGTTCTTCTCTGCCTGCTCGGCCATAACTACGCGGCTTGCTTCTGCCTGCTGTGCTTCCAGCTTTAGATTTTCCTCTCGAGCGATAGCGGCGCGGCGTTCTTCTTCGGCCTTGCGTTCAGACTCAGCAATGGCGGCCTGCTTGATTGACTCCTCATGAGCTATTCTATCAGCCTCTACCTTAGCCGCCGCTTCTGCCTTCTCACGGTCAAACGCGTCATCCATCAGCACAGCCATCTCATGATCTGATTCTTTCTCAATCTGAAGTTGCTTAGCTGCTTCCTCCGCTCTCTTCACTTCCTCAAGCCTGGATTGCTCGGCCTCCCATTCTGTCAGTGGTCGGCGGGCTTCAATCTTAATAGCATCCAGTTCGTCGCGCATTGATTTGCGGCTAGCATCGACAAGCTTAGACTTGGCCTTCCACTCCGACACTAGATCCTTGCCAAGGTCGTCATACTTGACCTTTACCTTGGCCACCTTAGCCGCTAATGATGCCGTCTTGGCTCGATTGGTCGCATTGGTTAGGTCATGTTTGAATCCATCAACTACGGCGCGTACCTGATCAACCTCGGCGCTCAATCCGTTTTCAGATGAATATGCCGCCAATGCTGTGCTTTTGTTTATCTCTACTAATTCGCTCATTTGCTCTCTCCCTTTGGTTTTGGTAATGCCCATGTAGGTAACGCAGGCGGCTTAACAATCTTGCCGTTATTGAGTGCGCACCACTCATTAGGCAGGTAGTACAGGTATCGACCAACGCCCCACAATACGGCGGCACGTTTGAACGCATCGGAGAACTTGCCCTTCTCGCCCTCGACATCAGTCTCGCCAGCGCCATTAGCGCGCCATATCCATTCATCGCCAATTTTCACGCCTATTCGACAGCATCCATCAAACGGATACTCGACTTGCCACAGGTCGCCACACACATCATCAAAGCGCTTCATGACGTCTCTAGCATCGATATAAGCCAAAGCTATGCCCTTGCTTGCCTTGTACGCTGGTACGCCCTCCTTCTTAGCTGTGGTGGCTCCGACCCTCCAGTGAATCACCTTGGGATTGAATGGCTCCTTTAACTCTTTTGTAATGCTCACTTACTATTCTCCGATTGAACTTGCTCTAATTCGTATTGCGCTGAATAACCACGATCATAGGCTTCAGACATCCCTGGTTTATGTGGTACGCCATCACGGCAATCAACTTGCCCGGCTAAGAAATCAGTCTCAAAGCTCATAATTCCCCGTTCCTAGTTAGTTTCAATTCTTCCCAGCCGTCAGCCAGGGTAGCTTTTGCCTTCTGCACTACGAGATAAGGCGTGTCAGCGGTAATCACTTCTTCTTGCATGTACGTCCTAACCTTCATATGCCACGGACCTAGCCCCGTGTAATACCGCTCGCACCTAACGAAGTTGCCAAAGTTAACCCTATTTACCCTGAGCTCCTCTTGATCGTTCCAGATCTGCTTGGCACTTAACTCAATATTGCATTTAGTCATCGCTCCTAACTCCTCGATGCCAATGCAAGCGCTCACCTGATCCAGTGGTAGCCAGCAATTATGCGATAGGTATCCTGCGCACTGGTCTAGGTTCCGCTGCTTCTCGCCGTCCTCAATGGCTTCGTGGTCCTCAAGCGATTCGTTGTGCTGAATATCAAGCTGTAATTCCCGCTCCCTCTCTAGTCTGTCCATGCTCATGATCCCCACCTCTCGTCAGATAGCTCAGTTGTTGCGGCATTCAACGCCTTGAAATAAGCCTCTGATCGGTCGTATAAGATGCTGCATCTCTCATGACTCCGCTTAATCTGAGCCTCTAGCTCTGCGATTCTTCGTAACATTCCCGCCTTACTGTCTTTCTGTAATTTGCCCATCTTCTCTCTCCTCAGTTAGTACCCAGAAAGCCGCAATTAAGCGGCTGGTTATGGTGAGTGTTAAGTTAAGGCTTAATCGCGTCAACTGCTTTCAAATTATACAAATGAATTTCATCGCCCCATCTTTGTAGCGCCGCGTTATAAGTGATGCCATTGTCTGATTGTTTTTTTATGGTGTACCAGACCCTGGCGCCGCCGTAATTGTTATAGCCACCGAATCCCCATTTATAGCCCTCGTATCCAACAACATCAAAGCCGTGCTCGTTAAGGGTTTCTTCTGCCCTGTCCTTTACGTAATCAAGATTCCCGCTCGAGCCTGTAACAATAATAATTAACAGTATGACGATCATTATTACCGCGGCTAAAAACTTATCCATCTCTCTCTTCCTCGTTGGTTGTTACCTGATTGGTGAAATCAATTTAGCAGTCATGGAAAGTAATAGCAAACTTTAATTGCATATAATCCATATTAATGTAATATGTAATAAATCAACAAGACGAAGGATTAATCGGTAATGGCAGCGTTTAGCTTAGAAGAGTACATGCTTTTGTATAAGAAGAACCCTACAGACATGGCAAAAATACTTAGCGATGAGCTATCGAAGCAGGGTAGCAACGATATAGTAAGCAGGCAGAGTGTAAAGGGGTGGCTTGGCAAGGACGACTATGCAGCTATAGAGGTGAGCAACGTAAAGACAGGCGAGATTAACAGCGTAGAAACAAACAAGCGCAAATTCATATTTCAAAGGCAGGTTAAAAGATGAAGGATTTTGTATTTACGATGCTAATCGGGATTTTATTTTTAATTAGCGGATTTTTGATTGGTGCGGGCATGTGGCCAAATTATAGGATGGCTAACGTAGCGTCCGGCGAGGTAACAATCCAAGTAGACCACGCCCCAGACATTATTTACACATGCGAGATAAGGAGAGAGGGATGAGTGATGATTGAGTTTGCAGCAGTTGACAAAGGTAAGATCGAAGTTGTCAATGGGACTTATACAATAGCAAAGATAATGTTCTACACGGGGCTTGACGGGTGGGCAATCTGTGGCGTTAGAGACGGTATGCACGCTACCACATTCCGCCTTATAGCAGACAAACTAGACGAGCTAAACGGGGTGAGTGATGAAAGCAGGGGATAGGGTTATATTTAGAACTAATGCAATGAAGCTGGGAGTACTTGTCGTCAGATACACGCTAGGAAGGGACCGAAGCTGTTTTAGGTTAGACGGTCAAAGAGTGTCGATAGCAAACGCTAATCTATCACTAATAGACGACAAGCCAACAGAATATCCATTCCTGCAAGTAGACGGCATACAGGAATGGTACGCAGGCATAACGCCATTAACAAACGAAGAGATCGACAAACTAGGAAGGGGATTAAGTGATGACTAATAACATAACCAACGAGCAAATAATTAACGCTATTGATAACGAGCAAATAAAGGCGTTAATGTGGCACGCCAAGGGCCTAACTATTCAGCACAACTATCATGGCGACCTATGGAAAAACTGCGACTCAGATGGGCCTGTATTTGTCCGTGGAACTAAGTACCGAGTAAAGCCAGTAGAGAAGAAGATTAACACATACTTGCTCAAGGCTGATGACGGCCAACATTACGCGGCCACAGAAGAAACCATGCGAGTACAGACAAATACATTCGAGGCTGAAATCGTAAAAAAACACACATTCACCTACACAGAGGAAGAGTAATGATTTTAACAAGTACTGAGGAAGCTAGGACTATAGTTTCTAGATTGCAGATTCAGATATATCTAAACGTAGACCCTGTGCCTAGCACTATGGACGCTCAATATATGGCGGTCTTAAGGTCTATAGAAAAGCTAAAATGTCAGTTAGATCAGCTTAACAAGCAGAAGGATGAATTAAGGAGGAAGAGTAATGACTGAATTAGATTGGCCATATACGGACGAAGATAATATTGGCTGTTACATCGAGCTATTTCCTGAAGATTCTCGATTTGATTGGGATGTCGGCATTATCAGTCATAAGTCAGAGGGCGGTGTTTCATATCAAATAGCCTACGACCTAATCCGCGAGCTACACGCCCAGAAGGCAGAGATAGCAACGCTCGAAAGCGATTCTGATCAGATAATGAAAGAGCGTGACGAAGCTGAGGAAATGGCAGATAAATTGGCTTATGCAATAGCGCCGGTAGAGATCATCGGCGAGCACTCTAATTGCAATAACCCGCGCGTTAATGCCCTTGAGCAGATTGATATTCAGAAGGCAGAGATAGAACGATTAACCGTTGGCTGGGATCAAGAGCAGGACCACTGCGTATATTTGAACTCACAGATAGAGCGGTACAGGTCAGCGTTACAAGAGATAAGAGGCGTAGCAGTAGGCGCCGCATTAAATGGTACTGAAGCGATGTTTAACTTACCGTTCGACGATGTATTAAAACTAGCAACTAAAGCACTAGAGGATAAACAACAATGAGTGAATGTCGCATGTACGACTCAGATTCAATGCAGTGTAAGTCAGGCTTGGCGACTAAAACAGACCGGTTCTGCCAGGGTATAGGCGATTATCCGAGAGTCTACAAGACCATATTCTGTCTCGATGAAGAGGTGCCGGAGTTAATTCTTAGAAAGGCAACAGCAATCACTAATCAAGTTATAGGTAAGAAATAATGAGTGGAATCAATAAAGTAATAATTATTGGAAATTTAGGCGGTGATCCAGAGTCAGGGTCATTGCCAAGTGGCAACGCAGTATCTAACTTCACCGTGGCAACTAGCGAGTCATGGAAAGACAAGGATACCGGCGAGAAAAAGGAAGTAACAGAGTGGCATCGTGTAACCATATTCAATCGATTAGCTGAAGTCGCTAACCAATACCTGCGCAAAGGATCGAAGGTTTACATCGAGGGCAAGCTAAGAACCCGCAAGTGGGATAAGGACGGCCAGACGCACTACACAACGGAGATTATCGCTAATCAGCTCCAGATGTTAGACAGTAAATCGGAAGGCTCACAGGGGCGCTCACAGGAGCCGCAGAAGCAGAATTACTCTCTGCATAACCCGCCGCCTGCCGATGACTTCGATGACGATATCCCATTTTAGGAGGGCGTATGAAAGACGGAACATTTTTAAGAGGTGCGGCGTTCGGAGTTTTTATTTTAATCACCGTGGTTCAAATTGTGGACGGGAATAATGTGTGGGTGCTGTCGGCGTTTGCCGCCGCATTATGGTTTATGGTCCAGCTAGCATACGACATTAAGGATAAATCATGACAGACATAACAATGTGCGAAGGTAAGAACTGTACTAAACGAGAGCAATGCTACAGGTACACGGCTAAATCTGAGCGGGTGCGTTATTTAACACCTAACCCGGTTAATTGCGTATTTTATTTTAGTAACGAGGGGAAGAAATGAGTGACAAGAAATATCTGACAATAGTTTTCGAGTACGAGTCTGGATCCAAGACAGTGCTAGAGATGTCTAAGTGTTTCGGTGGTGAGTATGGTGATACGGTGATTACCGCCATGTCTACAGATGACCTAGTTACCCGATTCGAAGAGCTGGAAGAGAAACTGGAGGATTTAGAGTGATAGAGAATATACAGATGACAAGCTTGGCGGTATTTGCTTTGACGGGCTTACTTGTGTGGGCGTATCAAGGCGAAATTGTCGGCGATGCTCTTGGTCGATTAGTTGGAACGACATTCTGGGGCTCAGTATTAACGGTATTTGTAACCACACTAATGAGGATATGGATGTGATCAACGCTATAAAGTGCTTCTTCGGGCGACATGATTGGGAGCTATGGCCAAAGCGGCGGCGGTGTAAAAGATGCTGCAAATATCAGGTGGAAGCCTACGATATGGGCTACGGATCCACATTCTGGGAAGACCAATAACCCCACCCTAACCAGCGCCCCCAACTGATTTCAGCGGGGCGTTTTCATATAATTGAATAAAGTAGTTGCGTCCCATGGGACAATGTATATACTAGGCACATACCAACGAGAGAGAGAACGAGATGGATCAGATACACATAGACGGCAAGATGATTAGGGCGATGCTTCGCGGGACGGCAATCTCGGTAGCTGGATTTAAGGCGATAGACAAGTCTAAGACCTTCTTTGATCGCATCTCAGGCGAATTCAGGACCGACTCAAGCATAGTTATGTTTTTATTGAGCAAGGCATCAGTCTCATGTCAGTTAACCCCACACACAGAGGATTAGAAGATGATCACGGGATATATATTATTTATATTATTTACTACGAGCAGAGGCGTGGATATGCACTCAGTAGAGTTCGAAACAAAAGCGGGATGCATGTTTGCAAAGGAGCAGGTTGAGTCCTCTCTTAATGGTTTCTATGGCGAGATAAGGGCTTCTTGCATCGAACGACGAACTCCAGCAGAGGATAAATCATGAGTGACTTAACAGATAGATTGAGAGGGATATACAAGGTCAATGGTGATCTTCGTGCCGACATGGGGTCTAGGACGTATCCAAGGCCGGAAGACGCGATAATACAAGAAGCAGCAAACAGGATCGACGAGCTTGAGGCTATTGTTGAGTCTCAAGAGGTTACGATAGAGACCATTAAGGCGCTAATCGATAGCGGATCACCTATAACGATTATCTGCATCAAAGATGTTCTCGCTGAAGCATTGGAGGATTAACACTCACAAAAAAGCCTCAATAAAGAGGCTTAAGTGTTGCGCTTCGAAGGTGAAAGGCGCAGTATATTAAACAGCTAAGGATAATATGAAGAAGATTATAACTGTCATTCGATAGTTGTTCAACAAAATCACATTCATATTACTCATAGCTGCATAGTGGCGATATTCGTGCGTCCAATGTTTAAGAATGATCGGTACGGTGGTGGTAAGTATATGGGATTAGTGCTGGTAGCATAGCGGTTCGAATCCGACCCCATATATTTAGGAGAGTTCGAATCTCTCTACCGATCCCTAGACAGTTGCAACAGCGATGAGAACTATACAAGCAGTGATCAATACCATTACGCGCTTAAGAGCGGCGCGAACTAAAAACGGGTTATGTTGAAGACGAATAGCACTAAGCGTGTGCTGGGCTGGGTTGACCTACCAAATACGGGTTCCGAATAGTTTAATGGATTGAGGGTTATATTAATCTACCAAGGGCTTCAACAAAGCTCTTTATGTCTAGCTACGCGGAGAATAAGTATGGTGTATGTTTATTTCATTCAGTCAGGAGGTAAGGCTATAAAAATAGGCTCCGCTAAGAATGTCGATCGACGATTAAAAATGCTTCAGACGGGCAATCAATTCGAACTAAAGATTGTGGCTAAGATTGGCTTTGAGTTTGAGGCAGAGGCCAGGGCTTACGAGAAGAAGCTACACCGGTTCTTTCAGTCTCAGCATATCAGAGGTGAGTGGTTCCACGAAAGCATCAACCTGGGCAAGGTAACGGACCCTACAGCGAGGTTTAAGCTTCAGGGCAAGCACAAAGAACTAAAGCAAAGAAGAAAGGAGAAGGCGGCTTGCTCTTAAAAGCTGAGTTGACTTTAAATTTTAATCTGGAGGATATGAAAATGGGTGATATGGGAGACGATTTCAGAGCCTGGAACGAAGACAAGAAAGCAAAGAAGCGCAGCAATAAAGAATTCTCAACCGGAATGCTAAGAGAGAAAGGCATTAAATTTACATCGCATAACAGCGGCTCACACTTAAAGATTGGTAATGTCGATTTCTGGCCTAGTACTGGATTAATCATGCGCAAAGGTCAGCATTTAGGCCGAGGGTTCAAAAAGCTACTCAAGATAATTGAGTCGAGTAAGTAAAGTGTCAGTGATTAACGTGTACAAAAAGGAATACAACGAGCACGGGATAGCAGTACTAAGAACTACGTGCCCCGCTTGCAAGCGTGAATACACGATAACGCCATATCCCAAAGACTTGCTTTTATATAACCGGTGTACGGCTCCAGATTGCGTTTCATACGATCCGGCGAGAGACATCGAACATTTATTTGTTTAACAGGAAGGTGAGATGGCAAAGAAGAGAGGAAGAATCACTGGAGCTAGCCCAGGACAAATATCTAAATTCGAGATATGGCTTAAAGATCAAGGCGCATCGGTTCTTAGCGACAACATGGAATGGGAATTAGTTAGGTTTAGAGGTGCGAATGATGGGACGATATTCAGAAAGAATAACGGGCAAGGTATCTATTTTTGCGGGACTTACAGTAAGCATGCCTGGAATTGCTTTATATCTTCTAGGTCGTGGAATGGCCGAGTAAAAAGGGGCGAGCGTGGATCTAGAGGTGTAAACCTAATCAAAGAGCTGATTAGCAGGGATGGAGATGATTGTTTTTATTGCGGCGAAGATATGCCAGATGATGATATGAGCATAGAACACTTGATATCGATAACTTGCGGCGGAGGCAATCACCTGAGCAACCTTAGTTTGGCGCACAAGGCATGCAACGTAATGGCGGGAAATATGACGGTAGTAGAAAAAGTAAGGCTTAGAGAGAAGCTTCACAACCAACTTGTTAAAAAGAGGATAGAGATATGAATTACCAAGGACAAGAATTCACCCACAAAGGATTATTCTTAAACATCATTCCGGTCTACCTTTGTGCTGATGATCCAGAAGGCTTAATAAGCGTTAGACACTGGTCTCTAGAGATTCCAATGGACATTGTCGAGGGCGCATTCGGGATGCTCTGCGCATTGATATCAATGGTTAACCCAGACTTTGAGCCTTCGTTCCAAATACTCATCACCGGAGAGGTTTAGCCATGAATATTTTGATTAACAAGAGGATAGAGAAATGAGCGAGATAATAACGATCAAGAAGAAGATTTTGGTAGATGTTGATGGCGAGTTAGTCAACCTTGAGAAGGAGATGGATATTCAAATTGACTATGTGTCGTGTGATAAATGCGGCGACAGCCTTAATTTCAGTGTCGAGTGTGATCACTACGGCGACTTACAAATAGAAGTTCAGCCGCATCAATGCGCTGATTAACAGGTCTCTAAGAGGCTAAAGGAGAGGATATGAAAGAGTTTAGAGTGTGGGATGGAAAAGAATACGTAAATAAGTCGGATCTTGATGATTATTATCTCGGTGCCGATGGCGGCGTTTACTATTACAACAGAATGACCGAGTCAATAATGGAGCTTGAATATACGACCCCTGAATTCTGGACCGGCCTAACTGACAGCGAAGGGGTTAAGATATTCGATAAAGACAAACTGCACTTGGGCATTGATTTTGTCGGCTATGTTGAGATGATCGACGGATCATGGCGGCTTATAAGTGAAAATCCCATGCATGGTAGAGATGTTCTTTTTCAGGATAAGGCAAAGCATTTTACAGTCATAGGCACGATACACGAGGATGAGAAATGAAATACGTATATTTTGTGAGTCATTATTACAGTACCGGCAGGGGACGCATGGTATTGGACAGGGACAGCTTGATTGATACTGTGGAAGACATCGAGGAAATAGAAAAGCATATCGCAAGCAATAATGATTTCGGGCCGGTATGCGTTACCAATTTCAAGCTATTACGCACAGAGGATGAGAAATGAAAAAGATTAAAAACTTTGGTGAGTTCGCAGAGGCTATGGAAGCGGGCAAGCAGTTCTATACTGAGAACGGAGATGATATCGATATTTTGTCTGGTTATGTCCCGTATTTTGTAACGATAATAAAAGAGGGGGCGATGTTCATTAAAGCTGACCCGGTGGTTTTGGTCGAGTACCAGCAGCAAGGGGAGCTTCTGTATTGCGATTCGGCATCTCCTATGCTTTACAACCACAAGCAAGGGATTCCATCGCTTACAGGTCGCACATTCATAGAAGTAATCAAGTGATCCGCAGACTATCAGACCGCTTCTCACGTTGCGCTAAGACTACATGTAATAGCTCAGCATCATTAGAGACTAAAGGCGTTAGATACTGCGAGACACACGGCAGAATAGAATACACAAACCAGGGTATAAGGGGAGAGCATGATAGACCTGTTCGGAGAAGTCATAACAGTTGGTATTACATTCGAGGATTTTTGGGCTGCATGGCCAAAGGGATTCAAAGCAGCGCCGAAGAAGGCAGCAAAGTCTTGGGCAAAGTTACAGGAATCAGAGAAAGCAGCGGTAATGGAAGACTTGGAGCACCGAGAGCAGAGAGATAAAAAGTGGGTCGGCGATAGGAACGGAGATAGATTTATACCTAACCCGACAACGTATTTAAACCAAGGTAGATGGATGGACGATTATGAAGAATGTAGGCCAGCTAGCCAAGAAGTTCGACGTAGTGTTACAGAACGGATCAACAACACTAGTTGGGCGGACAGCTAGGAGCGTAGATAGAACCAGCGAAATCAAGCGGCTTAATATGTTGTTCGAGAACATGCGCTCGACTTACGACTTCTGGATGCACAAGGCTATGGAAGTGGAGGATGACAATACTGATAATGATGGCAATATTGATGAGGATAAACTTAGCGCTAAGGATAAGCGCATCCTAGAGGGCTTAACAATTAGCCGTAAGAAGTGGCTGGCTCACCTTCACCCATATACTGATGAACAGATCTCAAGTGCTGTCATTAAATGCGAGGAGACTATAAGCAAACTTGCAGGACCGACGATTGCCGAATTCTTGAGCTTCTGCAAAGGGGCCAAGTGGGTAGCAGCACATCAAGACTACAAAGCACTGCCGCCGCCGAAGAATGACAACCGCGAGATAGGACTAAAAGCACTAGACGAAGCTAAGCGTAAAGTAAAGAGGAAATAGCTTGTGTTGCAAGGGACATAGAGTATACTAAACACATACCAACCGAGAGAGAGCGATCATGACAAACAACACTTTAGAAGCAGTTCAGAAAAGACGCCTAAACGCATACGCGAGAGCCGTTGTTAACGACATCGAAGTGATGGCGACAAAGCATGTTCGTGCTGGAGACTCTCAAAAATCACATAATCGAGTGGTAAAAACTTTCGACAACTGCCTGAATGCAGAGTGCGTCAGGTCGCAAATCCAAGACGCCCTAGAAGCGGTGATTGGCAACAAAGCCGAAGACTACCTCATATAAACAGGAGTACGATATTATCAAACAGATAAAAATCGAGTACAAATCAGTTTCAGCAATCCTTTCTCTAGAATCGGGAATGTGGATTATCGATAGAGGCGAAGGAGACCCGGCTGAAGTATATCCAGCGAAGCAGTATTCATTGAGTGACGCGATAGAGGAATGGCAGAGTTCTATTTCGGATGCGATAGTCACTAACTAAACGGACCAACAGAGGAGAGAGAAGATGCTAGATGATTTTTGTTTGACCGAGCACAAAGTAAGCGTTGATGTCATGGGCGTTCCTTATTTTTCGATGGAGAATGGAGACTTCTCCCGCGATCCAGAGAAGGCATTTACGCATTACACAAAATCAGTGGCTTTACGTGTTCAGGCTGATTTATATCAATCAATGCCCGGGATGATTGTTGACATAATCGAGACTAATTAACAGAGAGAGGATAGAGAGATGAATAACGGAGATTCACCGGCAAGTTCAGTAGTAATTAAACCCAGCGCTAGTGCTATTGCTCAATCTAAAGGGCTTGGTATTTCAGCAGATCCTATAGTGTACACGGGCCTCACCAAGCGGGAGCACTTCGCAGGACTGGCTATGCAGGGGTTATTCAATTCTTTAGATGTTCACGACCTTAAGACGTATGCGGATATTGCAAAGGGAGCTGTAAATATCGCTGGCCACCTACTAGCAGAGTTAGAGAGGACTAAATAATGGATATAACATTCGACAGAGAGATGCGGAAGAAGGTGCAGGACATCAAGAAGCTGAACGATGAGATGACAAGCCTACTTTATAGCGCCGAAGAAGTTAGCAATAAAGAGTTATGGGCGCTTCTCGATGAAAAATCAGAGCAGTTAGGCATCATAAGTGTCGGCCTAGCGCTAGAACTATACGACCACATAGGAGAGGAAGAAGAGTGAAGGACGAAGAAGTAAACGCATCAACAAAGCGATCGAGGGAATTCAGAGCCAAGAATCGAAAGGTCAACCTGTACGAGACTAACTTTTTGATACCGGACAACGAAGTATCCAGGGCCGAGATGAAAGCCAAAGCTAAACAACTGAGAGCGGAGTACGGGAAATGAGTAAGTGGATAAACATTAAAGACTTTATGGAGTCCAACCTAGCCGGGTATTGCTGGGGTGTCGACTCAGACGGATATGTGGATATTTGCTTTTACCGCCGTGGGAATTTCTACCTTGGCGATGGCGAGAGTAATGACGTGATAGTCCCCGCTGTAGTAATGGCGATGAAAATATCAGTACCGCAACCACCGGAGCTACCATGATCAGCACAATTAAAAACGGAGTTCGGGTATACGAGTACAAGGGCAGGGAATATAAGGGGTGGAGTTTCTAGCGTGAAGATGCGAATACAAAAGCAGGGTGATGCGTTCTATCCGTTCGATGCCGAAGCCGTGGAAGATATGGTGATGGTTAAGGACGATGGCGTATTCCTTGTAAGTATCAAATCTCTGAGCAAACGGGACCAGAGAAGCATCGACCAGAATAGAATGCAGTTTAAATGGTACGCAGACGCAGCCAAGCAGGGCGACCACACGGCGATGGAGTACAGGGCATACTGTAAGCTGCATTTCGGCGTAAAGCTGCTACGGGCTCACGATGAAGAGTTTAGAGAGATATACGACAAGATAATCAGACCTCTACAATACGAGGATAAGCTAGCAATGATGATGGAGCCAATCGACCTGCCGATAACGTCACGCATGAGCGTTGAATTAATGGCGAAGTATCTGAAGGAAGTAAGCGACCATTTTCTAGCTCTAGGGTTTCAGCTAACTAAGTTTGAACACTTTGCGGACTGGCTGAAGCAGGATATTAAAAAGCATTAACGAGGAATAGAGAGATGAAAATCAAGAAAATACTTAGCCAACATCGCAGAGACTTTCAAGCGGTCTACGAGTGCGAGCATTGCAAGGCTAAAAAGACGTCACACGGATACGACGACGCCAACTTTCATAACAACGTAATCCCTGCTATGAAGTGCAGGCGCTGTGGGAAAACTTCATCTGACGAGTACAGTCCGCTGACCACAAAATATGCAGAAGGCGTTACGATATAACTAACACTATAAGAGAACGACAAATGAAAAATCAACCATTAGACTTATCAAACAACGAAGACTACAGATGGCAATTACAGATAGGCGCACTTAAAATAATCTGCTGTGCTATTGCTGGTTACGCCGCGTGGCACTTCATCCCTAAGATTTTGGCGACACTATAGGAGCAATAGAGATGCAAGAAATGCTATGCGGCTGCGGAAGAGAAGGTAAATACATCAAGAATATCGGCGGCGAAGAGGTTTTTATGTGCAATAAGCGGAGTAGATGCCCGTCTTACGAGGAGATAGAGGCGCAGCTAGATTGGTACAAGGAAGCGTTTTTCATGATTAAGAAAATAGCATTGGATAAGCCTGATGCCTAACAGCAACTGGGACAACTTAAAACTAATGTTCTGCCTAGACCGGCCTAAAGACTACGTGAACCACCTGAAGCAAGAATTAACCGAAGACCAGATGAGGAATAAGCGTGATTGGAAAGAATCCAAAAAGAAAGAAGAAGCGTTCGCCAAGCGACTTGAACAAGAAGACGATTCCGCAGCTACATAAGGTGTTGTGGCCGTTATTCTCAAGATACATCAAGTTAGTGCGTGCTATCGATGGATGGTGTACCTGCTATACGTGTGACAAGCCAATAAAGGTAGGCGGTAATGATTGCGACGGTGGCCACTTCATACCTAGGACCTACTCGCCCACAAAGTACGATGAGGACAACGTTAGACCGCAATGCTCAGCATGTAACCAGTACCACGAGGGCAAGCCAGTAGAATTCGAACGAAGGTTAAAGCTGGAAATCGGCGATGATGCAGTGGAGAATCTAAAGCTCAGATCTACTCAGTCATGGAAGTGGAATAGGCCGGACATGGTCGAACAGGTTAAGCACTACAAAGCGTTAGTAAGTGAATATTCATAATCATGGTACAATAGTACTACACTCAGGAGACAGACATGGCAAGTGATCGCAAAAAGAGACAGGTTAAGCGCAAGGTAGGCAAGCCTAAGTCAGCTAAGCCTAAGTCTGGCAATGCTCGAATCGGCACAATCGATGATCCAAAGAAGAAAAGCAGATGATTACCCCGTTTGATGCACTACTACCGGTCGGCATACTACTCGCGCTACTGCTTTCGGCGGAGCCCAAGCGCACAGCCATATCGATAGTAATACTGGCTACCTTGGCAATCACCTTCTACGATTACATGTTTGATGGACTGCTGCCTTATCAACTGGCAGTGATCACGGAATCGATAGCGGGTATATTCCTAGTAGCAATGAGTAAGCGTATATTTCACAGTAAATTGTTTTTCTACGCTATGTCATTACTCTTATTCTCAAGCGCTACGGTCACGACGCTTTATATTTACGACTTTATACTGTTACACACGGACTACGTGACGGCCTCGCAAACAATCGCCTTTTCCCACTTAGTTGTCATGCTCACCTTTTCTGATGGAGTACACAATTTTGTTGGAAGCTTGCATGATCGCATTGCTAGTTTGCGGCTTTATATATCTCGCATATGAGGTAGGAGCAGATGAGCGAAAACTTAAAAGACGCGGGAAAGGCGGTAGGGGCTGCACTCGGGACGGCTCCAAGTGAGATATTTTCACGGACCGGTCAACTGCTAGCTATCCCGTCTGGATTAGTCCTGATGGGTCTTAACGTGTCAGGCGTGGAAGTAGGAGAGCATACAATAGCAGCGCCATACGTGACTCTATTCACTGGCGTATTCTGCATGTGGTACGGCGGTAAACGTAAAGACCGGCATTCAGCAGAGGCTAGAGAGCACGAATTAAACCTGGAGAGGGAGAGGAATAAATGATATCGACGGAGAACTTTAACCCGGTAACGGATCCTAAGTTACTATGCACCTGCGGAGATTCAGACTGTGATCAAGCTAGCGTATCTCAAGCTACATTAAATAGACTTCAGTTTGTAAGGGATATATTCGGCGGCCCATTAGTTGTTACTTCTGGCGGTCGATGTGCTAATCATCCTGATGAGATTCACAGAAAGACACCGGCAGACCATCAAAAAGGCCAAGCGGTAGATATTGCCGTTAATGGATTGACGCGAGGACATGTACTAAAGGCGGGTATCGCTGCGGGATTTAATGCAATAGGCGTAGCAAAGACATTCATCCACCTTGGTTGTCGCTCTGAATTGCCTTCTGGTCAACTAGTCGTGTGGGTGTATTAGCATGAGATGGATAGCGGGTAAATCTCCAGAGAACGGAGACAAGAGAACCAGAACTGTATTCTGCTTATTCCCTAAGTGGGTATTAGGTCGATGGGTATGGCTCGAGCGAATAACTATCGTAGAGGAATTCCAAAGGACATACGTTAACTATGATGATTGGGATTTTGATTGTTGGGAAGTGGTCGAGGAGATAACTCAATGACAGACAACGTATCAATCCTTCCCATAGGCAATGGTGAGCAATACGATCCTGATTTATTCCTTCAAAAAGCAATAGGAAAGCTGGATACCGTATTGATAATCGGCTCAGATAAAGACGGTGATTTCTTTTTCACTAATACGCTAGGTAAGTCAAAGGACGTTTTGTGGTTGCTAGAGCTGGCTAGGTTTAATCTGATGGAGGAGGCTAATGAGTAAAGAAACAGACAAGTTAAACGCTCGCATCAATGAGCTAGAGATAGAGAATAAGCTGATGAAAGAGCTATTGGCGAATGGGATTATCGAGCGCGGAGATATTAAAGTCCGCCGCTCAGTTATGGAAGACAGCCCTGTCGTTCGAAATCCATACGAACAGGAATGGCCAAGTAGGCGCGGCAAGCATGACCGGGAGACATTCACCCTCGTTAACGACATGGACAACATATCAACCAATGAGAAGACGGCACAAACCTGCACTATCAATATACCCCCGCAAAAGTGGCACTACCCACCGAGCGCTGAATCATGATCGGCGTCGCTAAAGCAGGCATAAGTCTAGTAGAGACATTCATTGACAAGTTTATTCCCGACAAGGATGAAGCTAGCCGGTTAAGACACGCCGCGAATTCGCAGGAGTTCGAAGGCGTGGTTAACTTGGCCCTGGGGCAGATAGAGGTCAATAAGCAAGAGGCGGCACATGACAGTGTGTTTGTAGCTGGCTGGCGACCATTTGTAGGCTGGGTATGCGGTGTAGGCGTGGGCATTAAGTTCATATTGCTTCCTATCGTCGAATACATGTGCGTGATATTCATGACCACGGTCCCGAAATTTCCAGAGTTCAACATTGCAGAGCTGATGACGCTGCTGGGTGGGATGCTAGGGTTTGGCGCTCTCAGAACGTATGAGAAACTTAAGGGCGTATCGAGGGAGAAATAACAATGAAGCTAAGAGAAGCGCTAGATCACAGTAGGATATTCGAATACAAAGGCCGTCGATACTTCGCGTTCCTGTATTTGCGCAAGCACCTATGGCCAGATGACTCTAGAAAGAAATTCACGGTAGTCTGTAATGATCACCCAATGCCGAACAAGACGTATGATTTTAGCTCGAATATCGAAGTTAAGCCGGTGATCAGGATGGAGCAAATGACAAGTTTTAATAAATTATGTAATTCAGGTATAATGCCAGCATGAATCAACCGAACTTACATTGTCATGTTAATGCCCACTTACCACGGAAAGCCTGTGGAGATCATAAAGAGCAATAAAGCCGTTTATATTTTATTAGACGGCAAGTACTTTTGTGCCAGTAAGCAAAGACATACAGCGAAAATTTATAAGTTTAAACCTAAGGACAGCTGAAATAGTGGCCATTATACCGGCAATAGAGAGATTTAATTCGAGAGTTGAGAAGATACCGTTCTCTGAATGCCATTGGTGGACAGGATATTTAGGGGCCTCGGGATACGGAAAGATCGTGGTAAACGGAAAGTACGTTGGCGCTCATAGATTCGCCTATGAGAATTTTGTAGGTCCGATACCAAGCGGGCTATTTGTTTGCCATAAATGCGATGAGCGAAGTTGCGTTAACCCTAACCACTTGTTTGTAGGCACTCAAAAAGAAAATATCGATGACATGTACAATAAGGGCCGAGACAGAAAAGCAGAAGGTGAGGATCACTACAGGTCTAAGCTGACGGAAAAGGATATCGTCCGAATCAGGAGCTTAGACGGACTAGCCAGTCACAGACAAATTGCTAGGCTATTCGGTACAGGTCAGCAAAATATATCCTGCATCATTAGTAGGAAATATTGGAAGCACGTGGCATGACGCCAAATAAATAACGGTTTACAGTAAAAAAAGAGAGATTAAGACAGCTATAATTTACCAGTTTCCTCTGCCTCGCTAGGACCACCCTCTCCTCGTCCCGGTCCTAGTGAGGTCCTTAATTACGGAGATAGAACATGGGCGTAAGTGCGTCTATAAGACAATCGATAAGGCGGTCAATACGTAGCAGCATTGGCGTCGATACTACGCTACTAGACACAGCGCTAGTAAACCTCACCACCGAAGGCATACAAACCACAGGCGGAGCGGTCACTAGCTGGGAGAACTCCGGCACAGGTGGCTCAGCTTACGATTTAGACGTTGTTTTAGGTACTGGCGCTAATCTCAGAGAGCTACAGGATAAGGCTATTACGTTCTACGGTGCTGATGGCGATAGAGTGACCACGCCAGCTAATGCAGCAGTTGACGCCATTACGAGCGGAGACATGGAGATAATATGCTACGACCAAACTCTAATAGACTGGACTCCAGCAGCAGACGAGCAGGCTTTTGTATCTCAATGGGACGGAGCCGGAACGGATAGAAAGTTTATTTTCAGAAATAAAACTAACGGAAGATTAGAATTGTTTCTTGGTCATAGCGGAGGGCAGTTGATTTTCGGTTTTGATGCCCACGGCTACTTGGACGGAAGCACTCATAGCTTTAGGGTTGAAATAGAGAATAACGGAGCTTCTGGTTTCGCCTGCGAGGCTTTCGATGTAGATACGGGACTGTCTTTAGGCACCGCGTCAAACGCTACGGTCGCAAGTCTTAATGTGAGCGCGGCTGATATCGTAGTAGGAGCCTTTGATGATAGTGGAACTGGAGATAACCTAGTAGGGTCATCTGGCCGAGTAGAGATATACAGCGGGCTAGTTAAGAACGGCGGAACCTTAGCTTTAAACTGCGACGCATCCCAAGCAGGCAATAAAACAGGCGTGGCTAGTGATACGTTTATAAGTGGCGGCGTAACCTTCACAATGCACGGAGACACCTTCGCTAATAACACAGGTCACTCGATAGTTAACTCATCAGGCGGTGCAGGTCTCGAGTCTACAGCAGGGCAGACTATTAATACGCCTATGACTATATTCTTGGTGGCTAAGGCTCATGAGTTAACGGGCACGGCTCAGTTCTTTATGTCTGCGAGGCTGGCATCTTCGTTATCGCCTCAAATAATAGTGGACGCTGGAGATAACTTTAGATTTGATGCTGGCGCGGGTATCGTGGCAGGTGCGGCTGATTTAGCTTTACACATACACACGGCAAGTCATAACGGAGACCCTAGCACTAACTACGAGGCGTCTGGCATTGGCTCGGTAACGGGTAACGCAGGATCAGAAGCACTTCAGTATGGGACCATCTTCGCTAGCCCAGCAGCAGCTAGTACTCTAAACGGCTCAGAGGCTCAGCTAGTGATATTCGACAGGGCTTTAAACGTAAGCGAGAAGCTCAGAGTACAGAGTGAATTAAACCGAAGATACAAAGGTATCAGTACTTAACAAACGGAGACCACAACATGGCCGAAAGATTAACGACATTAGATACACAGAACGAAGTGCTTGAAATCGCAGTAACAACTGACGGTACTAGCGCGGTATCAATTAAGTTCGAAGGCACGTTCGACTCAGGTAATATCGAGGTTGGATATACAGATACAAATGCGGGTGGCGGTACATTCTTCGTCGCAGTAGATGGATTATCAAGCGCTGCCGGTGATTTCATCTATACCATCGGCAGAAATCAGCGTGTATTCGCCAGGGCAACAGGTGCCAGCCCAAGCATCGATGTTAAAACTTCAATCGTAGATTAGAACTAAACACCGGATCAACCTTCGAGGAATCCAGAATGACAGGTAAGACCACATACACGCCAGAGAAAGAGCAAGAGGCGAATGCATACGTAGACTCGGGATACATTGAGCTAGAACATGTCATTCCCAGTATCGTGGGTATGTCTATCGCAATAGAGGTAAACAAATCAACGCTTTACAAATGGGCTGAAGATGGTCACGGCACAATGTCCCACACGTTAGCCAGGTGCCAGGACGCTCAGCACGTAAGATTGCTCGCCAAAGGGCTTACAAACGACTTTAACGCGACTATCGTTAAGCTGGCATTAGCTAACCATGGGTACAGCGATAAGCAGACTACAGAGATCTCAGGGCCTAATGGAGGGCCTGTATCAATATTCGAGTTTGTGCCGGTTGGCAATGAAGAAGATTAGAATAGAGTACGTCAAAAACCTACACCCTATATTCACCAAGCCGAAGCGCATAAAAATCATCGTCGGCGGGCGCGGATCAACTAAGTCTACCGGCATTGCTGGTTATGTTGCGGCTAAGATGACAGCGGGGGAGCTTTGGTGTTGTGCTAGAGAGAATCAGAACTCCATTGAAGAATCAGTTCATCGAACGTTACTAGATGAGATCACACGTTTAGATATGACTGGGTTCGAGGAGACTAAAACCTCAATCACTCACGTCTCAGGTGGTCGCGCATTCTATCGAGGCCTAGCAAGAAACATTACATCGCTTAAATCTACCCTCTCGGGTGTTCATGGCCTATGGATTGAGGAAGGGGAGGATATGTCAGCTAATACTCTGCGCATCCTAACCGCTTCAGTCCGGCTTAACGCGCTGGACTCTCAACGTTTGATAGCTGGCGAAGACGTGAAGATGCCGGAGATCATAATCACGATGAATAGAGGCGCCAGAACCGGCGCAGTTGCTCAGAAGTGGCTAGTACGGGCAGAGCATGAATTACAGAGATGCGGATACTACGAGGACGATCTAATAATGGTGGTCCAGATGAACTACACGGACATGCCTAATAGCTGGTTCATTGCCTCCGGTCTTGAGGATGAGCGATTAGACGACGAGGCTAGGATGTCCAAGGCTGGATATGATCACAAGTGGCTAGGGCATTACCTGGATGAGGTTGATAACTCAGTGATTAAACCTGAATGGTTCGACGCTGCTATTGATGCGCATAAGATTGAGCATCTGGTAGAAGTGTTTAAACCAAAGGGCGCAAAGATTGCTTCGCATGACCCGTCTGATACGGGAGCCGACGCCAAAGGATACAGTCTTAGGCACGGCTCAATCATTCGCAAGGTGTTATGTAAGGATGACGGCGAGATAGACGAGGGCTGTGATTGGGCAACTGATTTAGCTATTGCTGACGGTGCCGACTGGTTTGTATGGGATGGTGACGGTATGGGCGCAGGGCTCAAGCGGCAGATATCCGACAACCTATCAGGCAAGAAGATGCAATATCACATGTTCAGGGGCTCGCTATCAGGATCAGGACAAGATCATGCCGATGATATCTATATGTCACTGGACGACACCAAGGACTCGCAGCCTAGAACGTATTCAGAGACGTTCACTAATAACCGCTCCCAGTACACCGTCTCCCTCGCCGACCGGTATTACAATACTTATAAGTGCGTGGTCAGAGGTGAGTACATCGACCCAGACCTAATGATAAGTCTTGATTCGAAAGGTATAACGGAGATGGAGCGATTCAGATCAGAGACATGCAGGATACCCAGAAAGCAGAACGGCACAGGATTGATTCAGATAATGAGCAAGCAGGAAATGAAGAAGCTAGGCATCGAATCACCGAATATGTTCGACAGTGTTATGATGGGGCAATTTAGACCGCCGGTTAAAGTGACCTGGGGCAAACTTAACTATGGAAAAATGAGCATAGCATAATGGCAGATATGGCGGATTTTGAATTACTCGCGTTAATTGAGGAGGCTGTATCAGACTCCATTCAGTTTAACGGCGTGTTCATGAAGGACAATGAGCGGTTGCTTAAGCGGTATCTGGGTGAACCATACGGTGACGAGGTCGAAGGCAGATCGCAGGTCGTATCAACTGATATAGCTGATGTGGTTGAGGCTGACATGCCTAGTCTGGCTCGAGTCTTCTTGGGTTCGGGCGATGTTGTTACGTTCAAGCCTAACACTGGCGCTGAAGATGACATTCAAGAGGCCGAGGATAAGACCAAGTATGTTAATTGGCTGGTCAGGAATCAGCCGGACTCATTCGCTACATTGCATGGATGGCTTAAAGATGCCGAGATCCAGAAGATGGGCGTGGTTAAGTACTTCATTGAAGACACACGCGAGACTGAAGAGGTAGCATTTACCGGCGTTGATGGACTGGAACTACAGGAGATCATGGATTCACTGCGTGGTGAGGACGTGGCCAAGGTAGAGATTGTCGGGCAGGATGAGAATGACGGTCAATTTGATGTCACGTTTAGGGTCACTAGAGGCAAGCAGCGAGTAGTAATTGACAACGTACCTACTGAATCATTCCTTATCACCTCGGGCGCCAGAAGCCTGGAGGATGCTGATATGGTCGGCGATAGGATGCTGAAGACTCGAGGTGATCTAGTTGCAGAGGGATTCGATGAGGACGTTATACGAAAACTGCCATCGTTTCAGATATCGTCTAGTCGCGGCGCTAGTGATGGCTCGACAATGGAGCAGATCAGAAATAAGGACCAAGGCGGGACATCGGTAGATAAAACCATCAGTGAATGGGCGTCGGAAACGGTCGAGATTATCGATATGTCTATTCGCGTAGACTTTGACCAGGATGGCATCGCCGAAAGACGCCACATCATTAAGTCGGGTCAGGTCGTATTAGTTAACGAGCAATTCAATCACATACCATACGCTATGATTTCAGCTATGCTTATGCCTCACAAGGCTATAGGCAGGTCTAGAGCAGAGATCACAGAGTCTAATCAGCGCGTTAAGACGGTGCTACTAAGGCAGACGCTAGATAACATCTACTTCGTGAACAACCAGCGTAACGTGGTCGGTGAAGCCGTTAACCTAGATGACATGCTTACCGTAAGACCTAATGGCATTGTAAGAACCTCCGGATCAGTATCGGAAGCAGTCTTCCCGTTGGTTACTCAGTACATCGGCGACAAATCATTGCAGATCATTCAGTATATGGATTTTGCGCGGGCTCAATCTACAGGCACGCTGATGGCTTCTCAGGGGCTTGATTCAGACGCGCTTAATAGTGAGACGGCCACCAGATTCCAAGGCATACAGGACGAGGGCTCAGCTAAGATTGAGCTAGTGGCCAGGGTTTACGCTGAAACAGGATTTAGAAAGCTATACGAGGGCATTGCTTGGCTGGTGTCTCAGTTCCAAGATACAGAGTCGGAGATCATGGTCTTGGGGAAACCTCTGACTGTTGATCCGTCTAAGTGGAAGTTCGATCATCACGTAGCGTCTAGCGTAGGTCTTGGCGCCGGGGACAATGACAAGCTAATTAGCTCGCTCGAGAGTATCTATCAGGTACAAATGAGCCTCAAGATGCAAGGTTCGTCACTGGTCGATGAGAAGAAGATATTCAATACGCTTGAAAGGCTGACAAAAGGCATTGGCTTACCTCAAGTAGATGAGTTCTTTAACGACCCCGAGCAGCCTGACGAGGTCATTCTAGCCAACAATGAGAAGCTAATCGCTACGGTCCAGCAGCTACAACAGCAGGTCGAGTTATTGCAGAATCCATTGGCAGAGGCGGAGACCATACGCGCACAAGAGAAGGCGGCCAGCTCCAAAGCAAAGAACCAGCTAGAGCTAGTCAAGGCGCAGGATAAGCGGGCGCAGTTTGATATCTCTGAGCGTAATGACATGAAGCAACATAACGATGATATAGCAGTTCAATTAACTAAACTTGAAGTCGATTCAGGTACAGATGTACCAGGGAGCATAGTTTGACACCGGAAGAGGAGGTAATTAGAGGTAATGAAGCGGCTATCGTCATCAATAATCCCGTTTATAAAGAGGCTATCATGGCATTGCGCGGGCAGATGATGGAGGAGTTCTCAAAGACTACCTACGAGCAATCCAATGCGCGCGATGAGATATGGAGAACCATGAAGGTTCTAGACGCCATCGAATCCAAGCTTAAGTACGTGATGACTACCGGGCGGATAGCTCAAAATCCCGACATGCAAACCAGCGCGCCTCGTTGATTGGTCAATCTAACCAATTTTTAGTATAATTAATTAACTGAGATCAACCCTTATAGGAATCTTACATTGTCAAACGAAATTCTAGCAGCAGTAGAGAAGCTAAAGGCCAGCCGGACAGAGGAATCCACAACGGATCAAACGGAAGTCGGGGCGGTTGATGTGTCGGAAGACACGCCAGAGTTAGAGGCTGAAGAGGTAGCACTCGAGGTCGAAGAGTCTGAAGAGTTGAGCGAGGAAGTAAGCGACGTTCAAGTTAGCGAAAGTGGCGAAGACCAGGATACTCTGATCTATGAGATCAATGGTAAGGAGTACACCCAGGAACAACTCACCGAAGCGCTTGAAGGGAATATGCGCCTTTCTGACTACACGCGAAAGACCCAAGAAGTAGCAGAGAATAGAAAATCAGTCGCAGCCAAAGCGGAAAAGCAGGATCAGTTACTTGATACGCTTCAATCCCACATAGATTTATTGGCAGACATGACTGATGCAGAGTTCAAAGATATCGACTGGGACGAACTGCGTGATGATAACGCATCGGAATACCTTAAACTTAAAGAGAAGAAAGAGAGCAAGCAGGGCAAGCTAGACAAAGCTAAATCGGATAGACAGCAGATGCTAGACGATAAACGCAAAGACCTAGCGGGCGCAGAATCAGCTAAGTTGTTTGATGCTATGGGGTGGAACGACAACCCTACTAGACAGCAAGAAGATTTAGACCAGATACAGGCTTATCTCAAGCAGGCAGGATGGACGAACGAAGAGTTCAGCGACATCATTAATCACAAGCACATGCTTACGATTCTTGACGCAGCTAAGTACCACGAACTTAAGTCTAAAGCGCCAGCAACTACTAAGAAGGTTAAAAGGGCTCCTGTTGTTGTCAAAGGAAAGAAAGCAAGCACAACCACAATTGGCAGGCAGATCCAAGAGGCACAAGCCAGGGCTAAAAGCTCAGGAAGTCTTAAGGACGCGCAGGCACTTATGAAACTCAAACGACAGAACAGGTGATTTTATGACTCAGCCAGCAGATACATTTTCGACTTATGACGCGATTGGCAACCGCGAAGACTTGAGCAATATCATTTATGATATCTCTCCCACTGAAACCCCATTCATGAGCGGCATCGCGCGAACGCCAGCGACGGCCACTTTGCACGAATGGCAGACAGATACACTAACAGCCGCAAGCGCTACTAACGCAGTGATCGAAGGCGACGACGCCACTACTACAGCATCAAGTCCTTCTGTACGTCTCGGCAATAGAACGCAGATCAGTGATAAGGTGCCTCGCGTTACCGGTACTCAGCGTGTGGTTGATTCCGCAGGACGTGGCGATGAGTTCGATTATCAGATTCTAAAGTCTGGTAAAGAACTGAAGCGCGACATGGAAAGTTCATTGCTCGCTAATAACGCAGCGGTAACTGGTAATGACTCAACAGCACGAGAGTTAGCCGGTATCGAAGCTTGGATTGCAACCAATGACGACTTTGGCGCCGGTGGTGCTAGTCCGTCTGGTACTGGCGCGAACGCTAGAACAGACGGGACTCAGCGAGCATTCCTAGAATCTGACCTTAAGTCCGTGTTAGCTAGTTGTTTCGACGCTGGCGGCAATCCTAATATGGTGATGGTTGGTTCGTTCAACAAGCAGGCTATGAGTGCATTCAGCGGTAACGCAACACGTAACACTGACTCCCGTGATCAAACCTTGATGACGGCTATCAAGATCTATGTATCTGACTTCGGTGAGCTACAGGTTATGACTAACCGTTTTCAGCGTTCACGTTCGGCATTAGTGCTTGATATGGATATGTGGGCAATGGCTACTCTGCGCGAGTTTGAGCAGACCCCACTAGCCAAGACCGGCGACTCTGACCGAGTACAGCTAATATCGGAATACACCCTAGAAGCTCGTAATGAAGCGGCTAGCGGCGGCGTTTTCGACCTAACCACAGCTTAATATTAACGGGGCTTCGGCCCCACATGGAGACTCTATGCCACGTCCTAAGAAGCTAATTGAAACTATCGCCTTGAGGAATGTCCGCCCTGAACTTAACGAGAATGGATCTCCCGGCGACATCGTCAGAAAAGGCGGAACAGTCCATCTTAATAAGGATGAGCTGGAGAAGTACGTCCAGATAGGCGCAGTTGAAGTGCCTGCTTATAAGTACGTGGAACCAGAAGCTCCAAAGATTGAAGGAGATGAATAATGGGTGAACAAGTAGATAAGCTATTAAATGCCGTTCTTACGTTCAAAATCGTCAATGTGTCTAGTGCCGGTCAGGTTTTTATTCCTATTCCTGATGGGTACGATGGTGAAGTTGTCGAGATTGTAACGGCTCTAAACGGTGCTATTACCGGAGGTGACGCTGTATTAACGCCTAAGATTGCCGGTGTAGCCATGACAAACGGGGTTATTACTATCGCTAACTCAGGATCAGCGGCCGGTGATGTAGACCGCTCTCGACCTAGTAGCGCCAATGCTGTAGCAAGCGGCGGTTCTATTGAGATTGAGACGAATGGCGGCAGCACTGGCACTGTTGAGGTTAACGGCACCATTAGAATCAGGCGGTAAATATGAAGCGCACATTGGGTACTGACTCTTATACTGGATTGACTCAAGAATATCACTCGAACACTGACGGCACGTTTACTATCAAGACTTACCAGGACGTTTCAAGTTATTTGAATCAGAATGCAGAGGCTCGAGGTAACGCTAATGAAGGCTGGAAGGGCGAGATGCACGAAGTTGCTAGTATCCCACCATTAGTATGGCATACATGGTGGAAGGAATTCGGAGGCGACCCAATGGCGCAACATAATAGAAAGCGATTAATAGCCAAGTTAAATTCAAACGAGTTTAAAGGCTTAAGGACTAAAGAAGGACGGATCTAATGGGACTAGCCACGTATGAAGACCTAAAGCAATCGATTATTAATTGGTCGCATCGGTCTGATTTAGATTTGTTGATTGATGATTTTATTTTACTAGCAGAAACCAGGATGTTTAATAATCCTATTGAGGTTTTGGAGGTTGCTGGGCAGGATACGACCGATAACACGCTGACTACCACGGGGAAAACTATAGCGCTCCCTGCCGACTACCAATCTATACGCAGTATCAGGCTAGAACTAAACGGCGTTAATAATGACCTGCGTTACAGGGCGCCAGAACAGATGATTATCAGGGATGCGTCCGGCCTTCCTTCGTTCTTCACTGTATCAGGCACTAACATTGTTTTTGACAGAGTGCCGGACGCTGTTTATACAGTTAATCTCCAGTACTTTGCTAAGCCTACTGCTTTGTCATCGGCAAATCCTACTAATACGATATTGACGAACAATCCAGATATTTACTTATTCGGTGCGCTGAATGCTCTTTTCGCGCACGCAAATAATGATATTGATGCGGCCAATTATGCCAATCAATTTATTGCGGCTATACGCGGCGCTAATAAGCTCGCAAAACAAGGGCGGTACGGCCCAGCTCCGGCGATGAGGATTGAGGGCGCCACTCCATGACATTCCAAACTGTAGATGTAAACACAACGGGTCCTAGTTATCAGGCGCGTTCACGTCCTTTATCCTCCCAGTCTACGATTAACTTTTATCAAGAGTTCGATGAGTCTGGTAAAAGCCCGTTCACACTCCAGTCATTCCCTGGTGAGACCGTGTTTAGCGCGGGCGTTGGGCCTGATCGTGGCTCTGAAGTTATGGCCGAGATAGATTATCGCGTCTTCGGCGGATCTTTGTTCGAGATAAGTCCATTGGGCGCTAGAACAAACAGGGGCGAGATAAGAGGCACAGACAGATGTATCATTGCTAATGATGGCACTAACATGTTTATCGTACATGATGGACTAGTAGATCAATACAGCAGCGACACGAAGCTAATCACACCGGTAACTGACCTCGATATTGTCGGGTCGATTGCGGTTGATTTTATTAATTCTCAATTCATTTACACCAAGCCGGATCTATTTATTATTTCTGACGTTGGTGATGGTTCAAGCGCGTCAGGGTTAAACGCGGCTCAAGCAGAATCACAACCTGATGACTTGGTCAGAGCTTATGTATTTCAGCAAATAGCCTATATGTTTGGCGTTCACTCTACGGAGCCTTGGTATAACTCAGGTTCTGGACTGCCTCCGTTTATTCGCATTGATCCGCAGATCTTCCCGGTAGGTCTTGGCGCTATTCATTCTCTGGCTAGAAATGACACGGCCATGTACTGGCTAGGCGACGATAGACAGGTATACCAAAGCAGGGGCGGCGGCACGTTTGACCGAATATCCACTATCGCTATTGCCCACGCTATCGAAAACTATGACGTAGTTGATGACGCGGTAGGATTTACATTTACCCTGGAGGGACAGAACTTCTATTTGCTTCACTTTCCTACGGCTAATGCGACGTGGTGCGTGAACGAAGGCCTTGGAAAAGACGGATGGTTTCAGCTTAGCGCTGGAATAACTGGCGATAAGTACAATGTAACCTCTCACTCATATGTTTATGGTAAGCATCTCGTTTCACATGAAACCAACGGCGACTTGCTAGAGTGGGATCTCGAGGCTTTCACGAACGCAGGGGGTACGATTAAGAGAACTAGGGTGATGAGTTCAATCAGCGGTGACAGCATCGGTGCCAGGGGCAAAAGAATCCAGATGTCGCGGCTAGAGTTCGTCATGGAGATGGGCGTTGGCTTGGTATCTGGGCAAGGAGTTGATCCCAAGATCATGATAGAAGCGTCATACGATGGCGGTAAGAGCTTTGCGGCTGGCGAATGGCTCAGGATAGGCCGACTTGGA